TGTCAGGCACTTCGCTTAATTCACAACGGCTGGACACTTCTCGCATCACTTGCACGGCGATTATTAAATGCCTTCGTCCGGTCTACCGCCGCGCCGGAATCGCCTTTACACGTGGCGAAAACACCGTGGAAGTCACCGAAGAACAACTGGCGATCATTCGTGCCGACAGCGTGCTGTCTGTGGTATCTGCATCGTCAGCAGAAACGCTCACTGAGGCTGGGGGGCTGGACGGTCTGGGTGTGGGCGATCTGAACGCCCGTATCCGTGCGACCGTTGCCGGTCTGGATAAGGCAAACCCGGAACACTTTACCGCAGGGGGGGAACCCAAAGTGAAAGCCGTCAGTGCGGCGCTGGGGGAACCGGTAAGCAGCGCGCAAATCAAAGCCGCGCTGGCTGAGGCACAAGCATGAGCTATGCCACTCTTGACGACATGGTAAAGCGTTACCGGCGCAGCAGCCTGGACGCGCTGACATCGGATAAAACCGATTCGGGCGAACCGGATGACAGCCTGGTTGAACAGGCGTTACAGGATGCCCGTGCACTTATCGACAGCTATATCAGCCCGCGTTATCCGTTGCCGTTATCTGTTGTGCCAGCCGCCCTGACCCGCGTCTGCTGTGATATTGCCTTCTATTACCTGTGTGATGCGCAGGCAACCGAGCAGTGCACGCAACGTTATAAAGATGCCGTTAAGTGGCTGCATGACGTACTTAACGAAAAATTGCCGCTGGGAACGGACGCGCATGGCGCTGAACCGGTGAGCGAAAATCTGGTGGAAGTGAAATCTGATACCGCTGTTTTTTCCCGTAACCAGAGAGGATTCATCTGATGATTGCCACGACAGAAGCTGCGTTGCTTGAAACCGTTCGCGGGCTGTTCGGGCGAACGTTACGCGAAATCAAAACGCATCCGGGCACCTGGTCTGATGCCGCAATAAAAAAAATCCTGATTGCACCACCGTCTGTTTATCTGGCGTGGCTGGGCTGCGGTGAAGGCCGCACCCGCCGTGAGGTGGAAAGCCGCTGGGTGTTTTATGTGGTGGCAAAAATGCTGAATGGTCGGGAGACCGACCGTCCGGGGATTTACCAGATTGTTGAGCGTCTGATTGCCGGGATGAATGGACAGACGTTTGGCCCGACTACCGGCCTGCGCCTGACCAGCGTCCAGAACCTGTATACCAGTGCTCAGGGTAATTCAGGTGTCGCACTGTACGGCATCTATTTCAGTGGCATCACGCCGTTGCCGTCAGGTGTGGACATGGATTCGCTGGATGATTACGAGCGTCACTGGCAGACCTGGAAATTCCCGGACGAAACCCCGGAATTTGCCGCACATATCAATGTGAATCAGGAAGAGGATCATGATGCTGAAAATTAAACCCGCAGCGGGAAAAGCCATCCGTGACCCGCTCACGATGAAATTACTGGCGTCTGAGGGAGAAGAAAAGCCCCGTAACAGTTTCTGGATACGTCGCCTTGCAGCCGGTGATGTGGTTGAAGTCGGGAGCACCGAAAACACGGCGGATGATACCGACACTGCGCCGAAAAAACGGAGTAAATCGAAATGAGCGATATTTCATTTAACGCGATCCCGTCAGATGTTCGCGTTCCTCTGACGTATATCGAATTTGATAACAGTAATGCCGTCAGCGGAACACCGGCACCCCGTCAGCGCGTGCTGATGTTCGGGCAAAGCGGAAGTAAAGCCAGTGCGGCACCAGACGTGCCTGTCCGTATCCGTTCCGGCTCACAGGCCAGTGCGGCGTTTGGTCAGGGTTCCATGCTGGCACTGATGGCAGATGCATTCCTGAACGCTAACCGCGTGGCGGAGCTGTGGTGTATTCCGCAGGGGAGCGGCACCGGTAATGCTGCTGTCGGTGAAATCTCACTGTCAGGAACGGCAGGCGAAAACGGCTCGCTTGTGACTTACATTGCCGGTCAGCGACTGGCGGTATCTGTCGCAGCAGGTGCAACGGGAGCGGCGCTGGCTGACCTGCTGGTTGCCCGAATCAAAGGCCAGCCGGATTTACCGGTGACGGCAGAAGTTCGCGCAGACAGCGGAGATGATGACACCCATGCAGATGTGGTTCTGAGTGCAAAATTTATTGGTGCATTATCTGCCGTGGACGTGCGCTGGAACTATTACGCGGGTGAAACCACCCCTTACGGGATTATTACGGCATTCAAAGCCGCCACCGGGAAAAACGGCAACCCGGATATCAGCGCCAGTATCGCGGGGATGGGCGATCTGCAATACAAATACATTGTGATGCCCTATACCGATGAACCGAACCTGAACCTGTTACGCACGGAATTACAGGAACGCTGGGGACCGGTCAATCAGGCTGATGGCTTTGCCGTGACAGTGCTGTCCGGCACGTATGGCGATATTTCCACGTTTGGTGTCAGCCGTAATGACCATCTGATCTCCTGTATGGGGATTGCCGGTGCACCGGAACCGTCATATCTGTACGCCGCCACACTGTGTGCCGTTGCCAGCCAGGCGCTTTCCATCGACCCGGCACGTCCGCTCCAGACGCTGACGCTGCCCGGCAGGCTACCGCCTGCGGTGGGCGATCGTTTCACCTGGTCAGAACGTAATGCGCTGCTGTTTGACGGCATCTCCACGTTTAACGTGAATGATGGCGGTGAAATGCAGATTGAACGCATGATCACAATGTACCGCACGAACAGGTACGGCGACAGTGACCCGTCTTATCTGAATGTGAACACCATCGCCACGCTGAGTTATCTGCGTTATTCGCTGCGAACCCGTATCACACAGAAATTCCCGCGCCACAAACTGGCAAGTGATGGCACCCGCTTTGCCACCGGTCAGGCGGTGGTGACACCTTCCGTGATCCGGACCGAGTTGCTGGCACTGTTTGAAGAATGGGAAAACGACGGGCTGGTTGAAGACTTCGACACGTTCAAAGAGGAGCTGTATGTCGTGCGTAATACAGCCGATCAGGATCGTCTTGATGTGTTGTGCGGCCCGAACCTGATTAACCAGTTCCGCATCTTTGCGGCACAGATCCAGTTCATTCTGTAAGGAGCATTTATGGCAGGAAATCAGCGTCAGGGGGTGGCGTACATCCGTGTCAATGGCATGGAGCTTGAATCAATGGAAGGTGCTTCCTTCACGCCGTCCGGCACCACCCGTGAAGAAGTGACCGGCTCGCGGGTTTACGGCTGGAAAGGGAAACCCCGCGCCGCAAAGCTGGAATGCAAAATTCCGGGCGGTGGTGATATCGGTCTGGATGAAATCATCGGCTGGGAAAACATCACGGCAGAGTTTCAGGCAGACACCGGTGAAACCTGGATGATGGCGAATGCCTGGCAGGCAGATGAACCGAAAAACGACGGCGGCGAAATTTCGCTGGTACTGATGGCAAAACAAAGCAAACGCATTGCATAAGGGGAAACAATGGACGAAATGAATTTAAGTCCTGAAGCACAGGAACTGCATGACAGCATTGTGGCAGAACTTCAGTCCGGCGGGCTGAAACTGAAAGACGGCCTGCCGTTCGGCACCGGTGACGAGACTGAAATGCAGTATGACGTGACGCTGCGTGAACTGACCGCAGGCGATCTGATTGATGCCCAGATGGCGGCTGAAAAAGTGGTAATGAGCAAGGAAGGCCCGGTGCTGGTCAGTTCCCCGTCCCTGATGGGACTGGAAATGCTGCGCCGTCAGATTGCCGGTGTGGGCTGCCTCAAAGGCCCGTTATCACTGGCGCTGATGCGTAAGCTGTCCGTCGATGACTTCCAGCGTCTGTCGCTGGCAGTGGAGCTGCGCGACATGGCGGTGGCGGCATCGCTGACGCAAGAACGGGGGCGAGTGGCTGCGGTGCCGGAATGATATTGAGAAAGCGGCGACAGCGATTGGCATCATTCTGAAAAGTGGCCCGGAATGGGCCTTGTCCCTCCCGCTGTCCCGCTTTTTCCGGCACTGCCAGCAGGCGAAAACCCTCTCTCAATATCACCGTTAAATCAGGAGATTTCTGTGACCGGGAAACGCTTAAAAGCGTCTGTCATTATTGATCTTAATGGCAATCTTTCCCGGCGTTCCCGCCAGTATTCGAACCAGATAAACGCCCTGTCCCGTAGCGGACAAAGTTCCCTGCGTGCCCTGCGTATGGAGGTTGTGCGCGTTTCTGGTGCCATTGACAGAATGGGTTCTCTGTCAACCCGTACATTCCGAATGCTGTCAGCCGGGGCGCTGGGTATCGCTGGCGTGGGTTACACCGCCAATAAACTGTTTATTGGTGCAGCCGCCCAGCGTGAGCAGCAGATTATCGCCATGAACTCGCTCTATCACGGCGATAAGGCCAGAGCACAGGCCATGATGGCGTGGGCGAAGCAGAACGCAAAAGAAACCACCTGGGGGCTGGGTGGTGTTCTGCAGGAGATCCGCTCATCAACTGCGTTTGGCATGACTGATGCCCAGGTAAAACAGTTCATCACCATGCTACAGAACCAGGGCGCGATGCATGGCTGGGATTTACCCACTGCACAGGGGGCTTCGTTACAGTTCAAACAGATGTTTGCCCGTCAGCAAATCACGGCGGCGGATGCCAACCTGCTGACCGGTTACGGTATCAACGTTTACAAGGTGCTGGCAGATGCAACGGGTGAGGATGAGAAAAAAATCCGTAAGCTGGGTGAAAAAGGCAAACTGGGCCTGAAATCCATCCTGACGGTGTTCAGAATCTTACTGGAACAGTCAAAAGGCGCACAGGCGGCGGCCATGAACTCCTGGGACGGGATGATGGCCCAGATGGAGGGCAATCTGCTTGAGTTTCGTACAAAGGTGGCAAACAGCGGCCCCTTTGAAGAAATCAAGAACGAGATGCGCCGGGTACTTAACTGGCACGACATGGCGGATAAATCCGGGGAACTTGACGCACTGGCAGAAAACATTGGTCAGAAATTTCTGACCACGTTCAGACGGTAAAAAATCGCGGCGCAGGAATTATGGCGCTGGCTGAAACCGGGTAAAGATGCGCTGGCATGGGTTGACCAGAATATTGCCAGCCTGAAAAAACTGGCTGCTGTTCTGGTGTCTGTCTGGCTTGCCAATAAAGCCCTGAGAGCAGGCTGGGCCGTGGCAAAACCTTCGTGGCAGGTTGCCAGTTACCCGTTTAAAACCGGGCGTCGTATGTGGCGCTGGATGCGGAACCGCAAACGTGGGCGGGCAGGTCTGCCGGTGCCGGATGCCATGACGTCTGAGACGCTGTTGCAGGGCACCGGCATTCAGCGTGTGTTTGTCATCAACTGGCCCCGTGGATTTGGTGGCTACGGGAGTGGCGGCGGTCGTCGCGGACGGAGCGGCGGAAGAATGGCCCCGCTGTTACCCCGCCAGCCGTTATTGCTGTCCGGGCCACAGCCGCTGGCATTACCTGCACCACGCCCTGTACTGGCATTACCCCCACCCGGCGTACCGGTAACGGCACGGCCTGCACCATTACCTTTACCCGGTAAATCCGGTCTTCTGAGCAGGCTTGCAGGCAGTGCTGCCGGGCAACTGGTTACGGGAACGGTCGGAAAGCTGGCTGATGCCGGGCGTGCCGCTGGCGGGTGGTTTCCGGTATCGGAACAAACTTGCAGGCAGTGCGATCGGTCGGGTTGTGACAAAAGGTGCCGGGGCGCTGGGCTGGATGGGGAAAGGTGCCGGTCGTGCGTTGTCACGTCTGGGTGGCCCGGTAATGGGGGCACTCCAGCTTGCCCCCGTCCTGATGGATGAGCAGGCGTCAACCCATGAAAAAGCAGGCGCAATTGGCAGTACAGCCGGTGCATGGCTCGGCGGTGCCGTTGGCAGCCTTGCCGGACCGCTGGGTACGGTTGCCGGTGCCACGCTGGGCAGTGTCGCCGGGGAGTATCTGGGCGGTTTTGTAACCGACCTGTATCAGAAATGGACGGCCCCGGATAAGGAACCGCAGGAACAAAAAGTGAATGCGGAAGCCTCGCTGCGCGTCGAACTTGGCGAGGGGTTACGCCTGACCAGTTCCCGTGTCACCGGGGATGGTATGGGGCTGAATATTTACGCGGGCGATAACTACATTACGGGCTGGTAAAACCATGTTTGAAGATGCTTTAAATGCCGTTAATGCTGTCCGGGATAAAACCGGTGGAGGCAGGAAAACAACCGGCAAAGGCACGTTCCGTAACGTGCCGTTTCTCGTCATCGAGGAGCAAAAACAGGCTGGCGGACGTCGCCTGGTTAAACGCGAGTACCCGTTACGTGATACCGGCGGCGTCAATGACCTGGGGAAAAAGCTTCGCTCCCGTACATTCAGCGCCTGCATTCTGAACAGTAACGCAGAAACAGCCAGAGATGAAGCGGATGCGCTGATGGATGCTCTTGATGCTCCGGGCAGCGGTGAGCTGGTACATCCTGATTTCGGCACTGTGGACGTCATGGTGGATTCATGGGAATGCCGCACTAAAGCGGATGAACTGAATTATTACGCGTTCACCGTTACCGTTTATCCGTCGTTGCAGGATACTGCCCCGGACGCAGAAACAGACACCAGTGCAGCCGTACCGGCACAGGCTGTTACTGTAACCGGTTCTCTGGGGGATACGCTGTCCTCTGTCTGGCAGACCGTAAAAGATGGCACTGCGGCGGCAACCGCCGTGATGGAAGCTGTAACCGGTGTCATCGATGATATCAGTGATGCGGTGGACAATCTGGGGGTTACGCAGACTGTCAGCGGTCTGATGGGATCGCTTTCTGCGATGAAAGGCTCTGTGACCAGCCTGATTAACCAGCCTGCCATGCTGGCCTCCTCGCTGATGGGGGCGCTGTCCGGCGTTTCATCGTTATGCGATACCCGGACAGCATTTTCCACATGGAACCGTCTGGCGCAGCGATTCGAACGTCGCCATGCCGCCACCGCAGGCAGACAGGGGGCAATCACAACCTCGTACAACAGTCCGGTTGCAGAAAAAAATATTGCCACACTGAACTACGTCATGCTGGCAGCGGCGCAGACATACCGGGCAGAAGCTGCCAGCCAGGCACTGACTGCGGCACTGGATTTCAGTCGCCGGATGGATAATGCCGCCCGTACACCTGTACTGGATGCCCCGTCCACCACAACCGGCACAGCCAGCGGGGCCAGCAGCACATCTGCTACCGTCACACAGGGACAGTTACAGTTAACTGCCATAACCCCGGACGGCGGCTTTTCACAGGTATCCTTTTCAGACAGTGGTACAGCCACGCCCCCGGTATTTGAAAGTGTGTCCGATATCGGAAAAACAGCCGCCATGCTGGGGGCTGCACTGGATGCCGTCATTCTGACGGCATCTGAGCAGGGCTTTTCGACAGACAGCGTTCAGCTTACGCAACTGCGTCTGCTGGTTGTTGCCGACCTGGAAAAACGCGGGCTGCAACTGGCGGGCAGTGAAACGCACCGCCTGCCGGAGACGATGCCTGCAATGGTGGCCCTGTACCGTTACACAGGAAACAGCCGGAACTGGCAACGGCTGGCCCGCAGGAACGGTATCAGCAACCCGTTGTTTGTTCCCGGTGGTGTCAGTATTGAGGTGATTAATGAGTAATACCGTCACGCTGCGAACGGATGGCAGGCTTTTTACCGGCTGGACGTCAGTCTCTGTCACCCGCTCGATTGAATCCGTAGCCGGATATTTTGAGCTGGGGGTGAACGTGCCACCGGGTACGGATTTATCCGGGCTGGCACCGGGGAAGGCGTTCACGCTGGAAATCGGGGGGCAGATTGTCTGCACCGGTTATATCGATTCACGGCGACGCCAGATGACCGCTGACAGTATGAAAATCACTGTCGCCGGACGTGACAAAACGGCTGACCTGATTGACTGTGCTGCCGTTTACAGTGGCGGACAGTGGAAAAACCGCACACTGGAGCAGATTGCGCGTGACCTGTGCGCCCCTTATGGCGTTACCGTTCGCTGGGAGCTTTCCGATAAGGAAAGTTCGGCAGTTTTTCCCGGCTTCACGCTGGACCATTCAGAAACCGTTTATGAGGCGCTGGTGCGTGCCTCCCGCGCACGCGGTGTACTGATGACCAGCAATGCCGCCGGGGAGCTGGTATTCAGCCGGGCTGCCAGCACAGCCACTGATGAGCTGGTTCTCGGAGAAAATCTGCTGACACTGGATTTTGAGGAAGACTTCCGCGACCGGTTCAGCGAATACACCGTCAAGGGGTATGCCCGCACAAATGGTGCTGAGGGTGATGATATTGATGCGAAAAGTATCGTTTCCCGGAAAGGGACCGCCACTGACAGTGATGTGACCCGTTACAGACCGATGATCATCATTGCTGACAGCAAAATTACGGCG